AAATGGGAAGATTTATTTTTATTTCCATCTCATTTACCTCATCAAAGTTTCGCAAACAATAGTGATTGTGATAGAATATGTGTATCATTTAATTATACTTTACATGGTTCTTGGGGAACATCAACTCAATATATAAGTATATGAATTATTTTTAATATGGAAGTAGTATGGTCAATTAATATCATGGTTGCTATACTTGTGTTAGCAGTTACATCTGTGATATACTACATAATGAGATATGACCTTTACAACCCAAATGATTAAATATTTGGCAATACCACTCATACTGGTTGGATGTACAGCACCAGTTACAGACCCACCTGCTCATGCTTGCAGTTTACCTTTAGATGGTTCACCTGCAAATTGTCCTGATGAAAGAGATTTAATATTAGTGAAACCAAAACCTCTCATTCCCATAGATGAAGCTAGAGGAGAAATTAATATCAGAGACCCATATCATTGGCAAAGTTTACAGATGATGTTTCAGAGAAATATGAGAAAGGGTGAGATAGAAAAAAATGCAACCAAGCCAGGTGACGCTATAAATAGTGCACTTGCAGAATTTAACTATGGGAGCAATGGTTCCACCGAGTCGGAAGAGTTGTTACAACTTCCGAGTAACGGAGATCAATAGAGTAGTCGATGGAGACACTATTGATGTAACAATCGATTTAGGATTTGATCTTTACAAGAAAGAAAGAGTCCGTATAGCGGGAGTCGATACACCTGAGAAACGAACTCGTGACTTGGAAGAAAAAGAATTAGGTCTTGATGCAACCAATTGGATGAAAGAAAACTTAGAAGGAGCAATCGATGGAGATGATGAACTTACTATACGAACTGAACTTAAAGGTGGGGTTGGTAAGTATGGCCGTTTGCTTGGTTGGTTATATGTTGGTGATGAAGAAATATCGCTCAACGAGTTGATGATTCAAGAAGGGTATGCATGGGCGTATGATGGTGGAACTAAGCAAAAGAACTTTGAAGAACTTCGTGAAATACGTAGATCATTTGGTACATTAGATGCAGGTTAATTATGTGGGAATTTTTTCAATGGGCGTGGAACTTACCGTGGAGTGAAGGTATTCCTTTACTAGGTTGTCTATTTTTATTCTGGTACGGAAAGAAGTGGATAGACAAAAAGTTTGGTACAGATGCTTTTACTAAAAGACAAGTACGACAACTCAAACAGATTGTCAAAGAAGCAATAGAAGAAGCTAAATGATTGTAATAGATGAGTTTGTGAGAAAAGAAGTATTTCCACAAGTTCAAGATGTTTTTTTGAAAGACAAAACTTTTGAATGGTATTGGAGTAATGTAGTTGATGATAATACCTGTGATGAAATTGACAACCATCAATTTTTTCATATGTTTTATTATGACTATAAACCTGTCAGTAAATATTGGAGTTATATTTTTCCAGTAATTAAAAAACTAAAAGCAAAAGCTATCTACTCAGTAAAAGCAAATTGTAATGTAAGGACTGAAAATATTATTCGTCATGGATTTCATGTAGACGTTCCTACTGACTATGATTCTAAAACAGCAATCTTATATCTAAATACAAACAATGGTTATACAGAGTTTGAAAACGGTCAACGTGTAGAGAGTGTAGCAAATAGACTTGTAGTATTTGATTCTGCATTAAAACATACTGGTACAACATGCACTGATCAAAAAAGAAGAATAGTCTTAAACCTCAACTATATTGATTAATGGCAACCAACGATGTTTATCTAGGTAATCCCAACCTCAAGAAGGCTGGTACTCCTATACAATTTACAAAGAAACAAGTTAATGAATGGATAAAGTGTAAGCAAGATCCATTATACTTTGCGTGTAATTATATACAAATCATTTCGTTGGATGAAGGTTTAGTGCCTTTCAGCATGTATGATTTTCAAAAGAAAATCTTGATGGATTTTCATGAATCTAGATTTAATATAGCAAAGCTACCACGACAGACTGGTAAGTCTACAACTGTGGTTGCATATCTCTTGTACTATGCTATATTTTATGATAGTGTAAATATAGGTATTCTAGCAAACAAAGCATCTACTGCTAGAGAACTATTGGGTAGGTTACAATTAGCATATGAAAATTTACCTAAATGGATGCAACATGGTATTCTAGTTTGGAATAAAGGTAATGTTGAACTTGAAAACGGATCAAAGATATTGGCTGCTTCTACGTCTGCTAGTGCAGTTAGAGGTATGTCCTTCAACATTCTATTCCTTGACGAGTTTGCATTCGTCCCTAACCACGTCGCAGAACAATTCTTTGCATCGGTATATCCTACTATTACTTCTGGTAAATCAACTAAAGTCATAATCATATCCACTCCTAATGGTATGAACCACTTCTATAAAATGTGGGAGGATGCTAGACGTGGTAAAAATGATTATATTACAAATGAAGTACATTGGTCACAAGTGCCTGGTAGAGATGCTAAATGGAAAGAGGAGACAATTAAGAATACCTCACCCAGACAGTTCGCACAAGAATTTGAATGTGACTTCCTTGGTTCTGCTGATACTTTAATTAGTCCAGCAAAACTACAAACCATACCTTTCCATGACCCTATTAAGAGCAATGCGGGACTTGACATTTATCAGAGAGCAGAAAAAGATCACGAATACATTATTACTGTTGATGTTGCCAGAGGCATTGGCGGAGACTATAGTGCTTTCCTCGTGTTTGATATCTCCAGTGTGCCGTATCAAATCGTTGCCAAGTACAGAAATAATGAGATTAAGCCTGTATTGTTTCCCTCGGTCATCTTCCAAGTAGCAAAGGAATATAAATTCCATACATCCTAGTAGAGGTAAATGATATAGGAGATAGCATAGCAGCAACATTAAACTATGACCTTGAGTATCCTAACGTACTCATGTGTGCTATGAGAGGTAGAGCAGGTCAAATAGTCGGACAAGGATTCTCAGGTAATAAGACACAGTTAGGTGTAAAGATGAGTATCACTGTCAAGAAATTAGGTTGCTCTAATCTAAAAGCATTACTAGAAGATGATAAACTTACATTCAAAGACTTTGATATATTAAGAGAACTTACTACATTCATACAAAGAAAGCAGTCATGGGAGGCTGATGATGGTTATCATGATGACCTTGTAATGTGTATGGTATTGTTCTCGTGGTTAGTCATGCAAGACTACTTCAAAGAGATGACTGATCAGGATGTAAGAAGAAGAATTTATGAAGAACAAAGGAATCAAATAGAGCAAGACATGGCTCCTTTTGGGTTTGTTGATGATGGTTTAGGAGAGGATACATTTATAGATGGTGAGGGAAACCTTTGGGAATACGGGAGTTCCGAGGTTGACGTGGAATACATGTGGAATTACTAGGGGATTTGCAAGTCCCCTGAGACTTTTAAATCGCTAAGACTTTGATAATTCTAAATAATTAGAGATAAATTGGAAATTATCAGAGGAGAAAAACATGGCAAGTCAAGTCTCGCCTGGTGTAGTTCTTAGAGAACGTGACCTAACAAACGCAACAATCGTTGGAGATTCAGCTCTTACAGCTGCTATCGTTAGTTCATTTCAAAAAGGACCTATTGATCAGATTGTAAACATCGCCGATCAAAAATCACTCATCAGCGTTTTCGGTACACCCAAAGAAGCTAATGCAGAAGATTGGTTGGTCGCTTCAGAATTTTTAGGTTATGGCGGTAGACTCGCTGTAGTACGTGCTTCTAGTGGAGTAACAAACGCTGCTAACGGTGGTGGAATTCTTATTAAGAATGACTTAGCATGGGAATCTGGCGTTGGTAACACTCAAATTTTTGCTGCACGTTCTGCTGGATCATGGGGTAATGGAATTAAGGTAGTTGTAGTTGATCGTGGTCCTGACCAGATCATTACACTTGCTTCTGCACCATCTAACCCTCCTTCTGCTGGAGACACAGTTACATTTAATGTAAGTGGTAATGCAAAAACTGCTGAACTTCAAAAAATAAGTGGACTAGATCTTACAGTTGTTCTTGATGATCCAACAGTTCTAATCTCTGACTCTGATAACATAGAAGGAACAACTATCAACGCTGGTGCTGCTGGTGCTGATATTGATATTGCATCAGTTAAGGATGCATACACAAATACATCTATAGGTTCAACAGGATTGAAACTATCTGCTATAGGACCTCGTCCTGGTACTTCAACCTTTGCATCTGATAGAGGTGTCAAGTATGATGAAGTTCATGTTGGTGTTATTGACACAACAGGAGATGTTTCAGGTGCTGCTAATACAGTTTTAGAAAGATTTACTTTCCTTTCCAAGATATCTGATGCTAAGAGTCCTGAAGGTGGTTCACTCTACTACAAGGATATCATTAATGATCAAGCACAGTTTGTTTTCAGTGGTGAAGCTGTT